ATTGGGGTATTAAACTTTTCTTTATGGGGGGTGTTAATTCTTATACACCGACGAAGGACTTCTTTAGTACCTTCGCGATATTCTATGTCCACCGTGATATAGCCTTTTTCAGCCAGCTGGCCAATCCATTTAGACACAGTGACTCGGCTGACTTTGTATAACTCAGCGAAGTAGTTATTAGTTGCCCAACAGTACCCGTGCTCATTACACAAGGCTGTTATCTCTCCATATAGTAATTTTGCATTTGGTGTAAGATCTTCATCATACCTGATTTCAGCTGGAATGATAGCGTAATAAGACCTGTTGAACTCTGACATACGTTTTGACCTCCTCTAAAAAGTAAATAAAAACCCGCTTTTGACGACGCATTTGCATCATGATTTGAGTCAGCGTTACTGCCAGGTAACCGTGTACTCATCATCATGATCCGGGAAAAGATAGCGTGTGATGCAAAATGCGTCGTCAAAAACGGGTTTTCCTTTTTTTGAATACACGACAACCTGGCAGTAACTATTGTAGCAGGTTAAACCGAGAATTACAATAGGATTTGATGACCGAGTGCTATTTTAATGATTCAAGAGTAATAGCCACCTGATCATCAACAGTCCTGTTGACATCGTTCCAGAGTGCTTCTTTCTCGAGCTCAAGGTTTGCATCAGCTGGTATGGTTCTTTCCTCGGCGTAAACGAACTTGTACCAGGTGGAAGAACCGTTTTTATTCTGCACCTCAATGCTAACGCCTGATTCCGCCCTGATCGTCGTTGTAACACCCTTGGGAATATATTTACCCTGATTCTGTGATTCAACGTCACTCTCAACCGTCTGCGTTGTCTGCGCCGGTTTCTCATTTACAGGTTTTTCCTGTACCTGTGCAGGAGGGCCCGCATCGAACGAAACGTCATCTACCTGTTCCTGAGTTGATTTGGTTATTTGTTCAACAGATTCTACTTCATATCCGCCACAATTAGTAGCTTCTAACACCCTACCGTCGACTTCGATTTCGAAACCATTGCAGTCCTTGCAGTATTCATCGTTCGGATCTCCTGCATACTTACACCTTGCGATCGGTTTAGGTGCAGACTGGTTTTTCGGCTTTCTCATATTCTATCATCCTCCTTTGATTTGTGTATAGCATAGGCCATCATCAGCGAATAGTTCGCCAGATCTACCAGAGTATCCTCAACAGCTTCATCCGGAACTGTATTCAGAGTACCATGGAGCAGCGACTCTATTCTGCTGAATTTGTCAAACAGTCGTGCTACTCCAACTTTTATGCCATAACGGCGTAGAGATCGGAAAAAGCTGTTTCCGTATGGTGGATTTTTCTTACGGAAGATGTCGATGCACTTTTCCATCTTTTCCTGCATGAAAGCCACGCATTCTTCCGTTTCACGTTCAGCATGTCTGAGATCCTTTTCAAAATCTGTCATTTCTGTTCCTCCTATTTCTTTGCTTTTATCCTCAAGGTGACAGCAGGTTCTTTTGGAGTGATGCAGGGCGACAAAATAGCAGCATCCAGCTGCTTATTGTAGATTGCCTTTTCGAGAGCATCATTATCGATATACTCCCTTGTCTTGACAATCTGTTTGAACTCATCTGCCGGCAGATTTTTTCTGAGAATTTCAATAGCCTGCTCCTCATTGAAATCCTCTTTAGGGGTGACTGATATGGTTGCTATCAACTCTCCAGCATCAAATGAGTCAATATTCATCGCCCGCATCTCGTTCTTGATTCTTTTGTTGTAGTCGTCAACTACCTTTTTCAGACTATCCATCTGATTCTTTTTCTCATAGTAGTTGACAACCATGGTTTCTAAAGGTTCCTTGATTTCCAGTTTTCTCCTTGTCGCCATTGATATTCCTCCCTATCTTATGATTTTTTTTACTTCCTCTACAGAGATGCCTTTATTATTGAGAATCTTCTCACCTCTCTTTCCCCACTGATACACAGCGTTGAATTCAGCCATGACTCCTTTATGAGTTGTCTGAAGTTTGTGCTTGAATTCTCTAAGTGCTGGTATATCAGACTTTGCAAAGAATTTTGTTTTCCGTCTGTCCTTGTGGTAATAAGGCGGGAGATACAGATCTTCGGGTTTTTTGATGTCAGGCGATTCCCACCACTTGTACCACCTTCTGATGGTCTGGGCGGATACGTCCAGAATCATTGCTGCTCTGTTTATGCTAACATAGTTTGCATTGATTTTTACTGACATTATTTCACCTCCCCTTCGTTTACTATTCGAACGTATGCTTTTGTGACTCCAAAATTAAGTGCTTCTTCACTCACTTTCGTATCTCCAGTATCTTCAATGAACACATCAATTCGGTTCCCTTTAATTTTGGAACCTGTATCTCCCGCTATGTAAACGCCGTTGTACTTAGCGTAATTTGGGTCTAAAAAAGTGACTTCTACCTTTGAATCCAGCGGAATAACCTTTGGGTCAACTGCGATGACTCTAGCAGTTTTCCAGTTTTTTCCTTTCAAATCAATTCCCCGGCTAGTTATTCCGAAAGCTTTGTGGGTTCGAGTTTTTCCGCAGCTCTGAACGGACAGGTCATAAGCTGTAGCAACAACCTCAATTATGGGATTGTCCTTGACGCTTTCAACTTCGCCCAATACTACCGGTACTTCCACTGGTACTTCAACAGGAATTTCACGGGTTAAGGTAATGGTTTCGTACTGTGTTATCGTCTTGATGACGGGCGGCTTGAATACAATTCCAAGCGTCAACCCAATTATTATAGCAAGTTCAATCAGTATCGTTCTTTTTAACCGTTTAATCTGATTCATCTTTTTTCCTCCTTAGCTCAGCAAGTAATCAACTATTTCGCTTCTGTTCTCGGCAGTCATTTTGCCATCAAGTAACATGTCTGCCATCTTGCCTTTTTTATAGACGATTTCATGAATTCTTTCGTCTATTGTGTCCTTGCATATCAATGTAGTGATTCTGACAGTTCCTTTGGTGCCAATACGATGTACCCTGTCCTCTGCCTGGTCTTTCAATGCTCGGTTCCACGGCTCGTCCAAGAAGATAACTTCTGATGCAGCGTGAAGTGTGAATCCAGTTCCCATTGCGCCAATAGTTCCGATTATAACAGAGCATTTCGGGTCGTTCTGGAATCTTTCAACTTCTTTCATACGTTCGTCTGTTTTCGTTTCGCCAACTATAATGGCTGGATTGTATTTTGCTAATTTTTTCTTAGCTACCATTACCATCGTTTCCCACTGACTGAATACAACAACCTTCTGACCAGACTCAACGAGTTCCTCGACTATTTCAACCATTCGATTCATTTTCGCTGATTCAGTGACAGTGGAACTCAGAATACCCGGGTACCCAGTAGCTTGTCTGAGACGTATCAAGATTGACAGTGGATCCGGATTCAGCTTGACTTTGTCCACGTCCTGCTTTATCGCCCATTTGACCTGTTCGTATAAGTCTTCCTGCTCTTTTAACATATCCACATATTCGACGTTATACATCTTAGGCGGAAGGTCGAGAACCTCATCTTTTGTTCTTCTGAGCATAACTCTCGACATTATTGCCCTGAGCTCATCCAGGTTTTTATACCCAACAATCTCTTTTGCATCGTATCCTCCAAATACACAGTAATGCTGCTTATAATTGTAGAAATCATGTGTTTCATATCCTGTCCACTTCAGAGGAACGTACAGGTCCAAGGGATTGTTCATTAAGAATGTACCAGACAGCGGTATTCTGTATTTCGCTGTCGTAAGTGACAATAGCGCCTGACCCTGTAAGGACGTTGGGTTCTTCGCTTTATGTGCTTCGTCAAAAACTATCATCCCGATTTCTCCGCGAGAGCAGAGTTCTTTAATCTTCTCTGCTATCGGAAAAATTGTTTTATGAGTTTTCTTGTCCCTGTAGGACATTTGCCTGAGTGTTTCTATATTGGTAATTAAAAAGAAACAATCAGGCAAATTGTTCAGGTCCGCTAACTTATCCTCTGCAGTCCCTTCTCTCATTTTGATAGGAAGTCTCTTTGTGTAGCGTGTGCCTAATATCCAAGCTTGCTCATTACTGTGCTTCTTAATCTCTTCCAACCAGTTATACTTGAGACCGTTTACTCCGCATATGATCAAGCAACGCTTCAGACCGTTCGAGCGCTTCCTTAAAACAGCTAAGTCAATTATCTGTTTTGTGTTGTGTGTAACAATATCGTCTCCGAGAAGGAATGTGTCGTGATTATACCCGTATAAAACACCCTCAATCTGATGCGTAAAGGGTTTGGTTTTGAACTGGAAATCTGCGGGCAGCTGCTTGGCGATATCAACTTCCTTAACCATAGCGCCGCAAATTTCAATGGCATAGTTCTCTAAATCGTTACATATTTTAGGTATTAAAGTAAGTGGAACCTCCCATGTCTTCTTTTCCGGAATGTAAACTCTGGTTCCAAGGTTTTTTATGTAACGTACTATGTCGCTGTCATACGGAAACGTGATGAAACCTGATAATGGCGACAGCGGTGTGGGTTTTAACTTTTGAGGCGTACTCACCTCGATTCGTATCATGTGCCTAGCTCCTTTCTTGAAAATTTACGGTTGTTACGTTTAATATTGTAATACATATTGACTGAAATGTCAATGTAAAATAGTAATAAAATAGTACAAATTTTTAAGAAAATAGAAAAACGCTGCCGACAACTAGTCGAACAGCGCTTATGTGAATTAGGGAGGAACCAGGTTGATTGAAAGTTGAGACCTTACGGGTCTTTGCCTTTTTCAGCAATCGTCTCGTACGCTTTCATTGCCGTGAACCATACCACGACCGAATTTATCAGCCAGATGACACAGGTCTCGACTATTTCACGGTTTGTTGTGAATTTTCCCTGCCATGCTCCCGCCAGCGCACAGAGGAGAAAACTGTACCCGTATACAACATATTTGGTGCGGTTTTCAAATATCTTGTCAAACAAGTTCTTTGTGAATTGTGTGAGAAGATTGACAACCACCACCATGCCAGTAAAAGTCAGGATATAGTCCATGGAGACGAAATCATTCGGCATAATTTTTTACCTCCCTTTAATGGTTTTGGACATACCATACGAAGAAGCTGAACAATGTAGTAAAAATTGAGATAGCAACGGACGTAACCAAGCCCCATATAGCTTTAGTTAAACCGTCCATACGCTTGCATAGCTCCTTAATTTGCACGTCTTTCATTGCATCAGCGCGCGATAGCTGATCAATCACATGATCGTGAGCTTCGAGTTGTTTTTTATGCTCATCAAGTCGATGGTGTGCTGATTTCGCGCTTTCTAATGCAGTTGTGGCGGTTTTATCGACCTTAGCGATATCTATGATTTCAGCCATGCCGGTGCCTCCTTGCTCAGTTGTTGTTATATATTTTTTCTATGAGATCCGGGAAGAATTTGAATATTTCAAGTACTCCTAGGTCTCCATCAGCTTTTGCAGCGTTGACTGCTACATCGATTGCAGTAATCCATTCTACAGGACTGTCTGTATTCTCTGAAATAAGTTCTTTCCATGTTTTTCTCACCCGGTTTCTGTATTGCGGACGAGCGTAGTAGATCTTAAGTAAGAGTTCCGGCATAAACTTGAAAATCTCAAGTGTGCCGAGATTTCCAGGCGCTTTGGCTGCGTTCACTGCTACGTCGATTGCTTCCTTCCAATCTTCAGGTCTTGTCGTGAATTTCTGAATCAGTTCGTCGAGTGTTTTTTCTTCGAGATCATATTTGAGTCTTGCGTAACCGTTGTATCTACTCGCTGTTCCTCTGACAACACCTTTGCTAGTACTCATGGCCTCAACAGTTTCGCCGTTACCAGCATAAATTCCGACGTGTGTCCAGTCCTGAGGTGTTCCTATGAATAAGAGGTCACCAGGTTTGAGATCTTTCTTAGCTATTGGTGTGCAGAGGCGATACAAACCGTCACAGGAGTAGTCCGCTGTTGGCGGAATGCACTTCAGCGCTCGCAGCCCTGCAACAACCAAGCCGCTACAGTCAAAGCACTGTTTACCCATCCATTTCTCGGCGTTGGTATTGGAGAAATAATAATTCTGACGACCGTATGTTTTTATCAACTTCTGAAGGAGTTCGGGGGTTAAGATTTCTCCCTGAGTTCCCCAGACATAGCCTGAGCCAATTTTTGATTCAGCAAATTTGAGCAATCTATTCATTAGTAATACCTCCTTCCTTATTCATGAATATTATAGCATATAAAGTTGTCGACATCGGATAGTTCCTACCCTAGTTTATATTAAGCACCAATTCATCTTTCACAGGCTGTTGTGCTGTTTTGTGCATAAAACAAGACATATTAACCCTTATATCACTGCCAAAATTTCTGTCTTTTCCTCTGATGTTAACGCAGGATATTCCGTTAAAATATCCTCC